CTCATACATGGGTGCTACCCGCTCCAAGGTGAAGTTCTTTCCAAATCGGTGGCAATCGTATGGGCAGATTCGGTCGATGTTCTTAATCGCATCTACGTAGTCACCCATCGTGCGGCAGCGGAATCCTGTAATTCCGTGTAGGTTATTCTCTGTAAACGATCCCCAGTCGGAGGTAATTGTCGGAGTGCCAGAGAGTAGGTTTTCAATTTGGACTCCACCAAATGGTTCTACATACTGACTTGGTAGAAAGGACGCTTTAGCCTTCGACATGAGCCTCTTTCTGGTAGGAACATCGGCGTATCCTACATAGTGAACATGGTCTGGTAGTTTGTAACCTTCCTCTTTTTGTCCTGCGATTACCAATTTAACTCCCGCTCGGTAGGTAGCTTCAATGGCAATATCTACACCTTTTCCGCTATATACCCTACCCAGATAGAGAAAGTAATCTTCTTTCTGGTCACAGAAGTCAAAGTCTTCTTTATCGAAGTAGTTTGGGATTACTACAGCATAGTTATCTTGCTGGCATTGTCCTACTGCCTGCATCCCGCAGAACGCATGGTAGATTGCGTAGGATTCAAATACTTTCCACCTCGCCCAGTGTCCACCCGCATACCCAATTCCCGGCTCAACTGTGATTAGGTCTGGATGCGCGTCACAAATAGGACGAACGCCACTTCCCCAAAATGGGAGAATGAAGTCATTCTTCTTCTTACGCTGCCCGATTTCTTTAATCGCATTTCGGTAGAAGGTTTGGTAGGCATGGTCATTCGTATCAAACTTGAAGAATGTTTTCCTCCAGTCATGTGATCCGTAGCTTTTGTTGAAGTCATCGTTGGTTAGAACAGGGACGTGTTCTGTGCAGATTAAGTCTGAGTCTTCGTGTCCGTAGTGGATGACTTCATGGCCGCGCTGGGTCATCATCTTGCCGAACTTAACTACTTTTTGGGTGTAAGCACAGGCGTTGAACTCTTTGGAACTTACTGTGTGAGGTAAGCCAAGAATGTGGAATCTAAATTTATCGTTTACGATACTCATGGTTTTTTGAACTGAATTTCATCTAACATATCTGATGGGTCTTGATCGCCATTTGCCATAGCTTCAATCCATGTAGCGGCGTTAATGGTTGCAGTATGTGTCCAACCTTCACTTGTTAATTTTTCCCTATGCGCTTCATCTATTGTTAAGCATTTTATCTTACCTTCTTTGGCATAGATAAAAAGGAATTGTGGAATACTCATAGATTGATTAGCATCTTCTTTGCCCATTCGGGTGTGTCTTCATCTACTTTTACTGTCCACTCTCCAGTAACCGCTTTGGTCATGGATAAGGCTTTAACTACTTTCTTGAAGGTAGTTTTCCTTGAAGTAGTAATTACTTCTTTAGTTGAAAACCTTTCTCCGCAAGAACAAAGCCTCCTCCTTACTACTGTGCCATCTTTTTTTCTGCTATTGATGACTTCAGTAGGTGATTCACATTTAGGACAAATCATTTCTTTTCTTTACCAGTAAGCGTATATTGTTTGATTCCTCGCTTCTTAAAGAAGTCATCACAAGCTTTGCTAATCTGCTTGGAGTTGATTGGATACTTCCATCCTACTCTGGCATCATCCATAGCAACATTGCTCTCTGTATCTTTGCCGTTGATTTTCATTTCATTGATTTTGACCCGCGACAACGCCATTTTTTCCGAGAAAGTCGGTTCGGGCTATTCGGGTCACTCTTCCAGTCACCCTTGATCTTAGCTGACCTCGCACAATATGAATCACCACGCTTGCTGCCCGGATCAACGTTTGCTCCTTTTTGTCCGTAAGAAACCTTGCGGGTTCTTCCAGTCTTTGCATTTTTTACTATTTTAACTGACGCTTTGCCAGTCGCTGGTTTTGATTTCATTTTTTCTTTGCAGTTTTAGCTGATTGCTTAAATGCCTTCGCAGTTGGTGCGCCTTTGCTTCCAACCTTCCGCATCTTCTCACCACTACCAGCGGCGATGCGTTTTTTCTTTTGATTAATATTGTAGTAAAGTCCTTTATTCATAATTATTTTTTCTTTTTGGACATTCCTGCCTGTGAAAGTGCAATAGCTACTGCTTGTTTACGGCTCTTAGCCATAGGTGCTTTCTTCGGGCCTTTAGGGTCAATACCAGCTTTCAGTTTGCCAGCTTTGTATTCACCCATGATTTTAGCCACTTTCGCGGCCTTACCTGCTTTTGTTGTTGGTTTTTTCATAATGATTCCATCCCATCTCTGAGAAGTTTAAAAAATGTATCTGATGACATCGTGACTTTCCAAGGTTTATTATTCTTCTTTGAAGCCACGGCCCACGCAATGCCATTAGCATCTCGCTCGGCTTGCTCACAAGCCTTATCTAAATTTAAGTTCTGAACGTGCTTCACTTCAAAGTGGAGTTTACCTTTCAGTTCTTCGCAGATTACATCTGGCGAGTCTTGTCCTCCCGCGAATTGCTGTCCTCGTTTAGCTGTGTAGCCTTCAGCGCGAAGCTGGTCACGCCACTGCCGCTCACCTCTTGCTCCTTTAGCTCTGGAGTTAATCATTTCGCGCCCTCCTTTTCGTATCTCCCATTGGTCCAATTTTCAGTTTGAGCAACGGACAATTCCTTCTTTCGATTGTAGTAGAACAAGAAAGGAATGGTAGGCCACACCAGCAGAATAAAACCGCACCAAACCAAGCAGACGATCACACAAAGAGGCACTGCAAACACGCTGCCGACGGCATACCAAAACGGACTGAGTTTCATTTCGCGCCCTCCTTTACAAAAGCCAATACATCCTCCGGATGCTTGTCTGCAAATTGAGGGTGTGTTGAAAGTAACCCAACCGCAATGCGTAGTTGCTGCCTCGCCTCATTGCGCTCGCGCCTCAACACGCACATCGGCCTTTGGCATTCATCGTGGCAAGTGTGTATCGAACTGGCTTTTATGTTTTCCAGTTGCCTTATCGCCTCGTCGCGCTCGCGTTCAAGTTTGCGAGCAAACTCCAAATCAACGCACGGCACTTGGTAGCCGTTATCGTTCATGGCGTAGATGATTGGCTGGTCATCCGTCTCAGGCGTGGCGCTCATTTCTCGCCCTCCCATTTTCCGATTGTCCTTAGAAATGCCTCTGCGCGTTGGCGAGCGGTTGCCTCATTTATCCAGAACCATATTGGTATTGCCCTATCATCACGCCCAGTCCAAATGATGCAAAGCTGGTCAGCGTAGATAATCCTCTGAGTTGCTGACAGCACCTTCTCCGCTTCGTGCATCGCGTTGAGGTCGTTGCAATAGTTTGGAATGACACACTGAGTTTCACCGTCACCCGATTTTATCCACCCGCGATTAAATGCTATATTCTTCCAGCCACAATGTTTTCCGATTGCGATATTGATTTGTTCGTTTGTCATACAAAAGCCAATACATCTTCTGGATGCTTGTTTGCAAACTGCGGGTGCGCTGAAAGTAACCCAACCGCAATGCGTAGTTGCTGCCTCGCCTCATCGCGCTCTTGCTTTAGTCGGTCATTCTCTTGCGCTGCGACCAACTCTTCATGCTCATGTTTTCGCTTAATGTCTTGCAGCTTCATGACATCCTCCCTCGCCTCGTCCCGCTCGCGCTCCAGTTTGCGGGCAATGTTGGCTGGCACAATCATTTCGTTTTCGGGAGTGCAGTCCTCATACCAGCTCCATTCAGCCGCATCCGTCTCTGGTGTGTCACTTATATTCACGGCACTCCTTTATCATTTTGTCGATTGCTGCTCGTAGGGTAGACCACTCGTATGGATCAATGAAGATTTTCCCATCGTTGTTATCGTTGCATTGGGATACTTCAAGAAACTCACCAGATGCCTCGTCTATGATTTCTATGTTCGTTACTCCATTGTGGAATAGTGGTTCTCCTTTCGGAGCAACTGATACTTTGACTGTTCGTGTTTCGTAAGTCATGGGAGCATTGAATCAATATCTTGTATCTGTGTCAATACTTTTGTTTCAGAAAAGTATTGGTTCATGATCTTGAGTCCTTCGTTGTGGTAGTTCTCTGCGATACAATACCTTTCCTTGTCTTGAGCCTCCCAGATTACGTTTGCTGCCTCCAGATACTTCAACGCTTTTCCGTATGCTTGGTCGATTGTCATTAGTAAACCTCCTCAAGTTTTGAGATGTCTCCACGCATGATAATATCAGTCATGTAGTTCCTTTGTCCTCGGCGGTTCTTCTTGATCGTCAGCCTACTCTTCTCCTTAATGTGTTCTATATACACTACTTGGTCAGAGTGCATTCCAATTGCCCGTGATTCGCGGAGTCTTCCTTCGTCGTTTAGCTGAGAAGCTGTCAGCATTATCGAGTTATTCTTCAGTGCTGCTAGTTTTAATCTCCTTGCAATCTCGGAAATCTGGCTTTCTCTGCCTTCTTCACCATCAGATGAGATGATTTGTAGGTAATCTACGACGATTACATCCGCTCGATTTTCACCAACGTATCGGTTGATTTGGGCCTCAATCTCGTCAATTTCGGCTACTCCATCCACGATTTCGATGGGTAACTGGTGTAATTTCAACAATGCGGCGTTGATTTTGAGGAGTTCGTGTTGGTTTGCGTTCTTGTAATCCTCCGGTTCTCTCACCGGATACCCTGCGATGTTGCAAGCCATACGGGTTAGGATGTCTTTTGCCTTCATTTCAAGGCTGAAGAACAAAACTGACTTGCCTTCTTCAAGATTTGCAAGTGCTGCTTGGACGAGGTAGATTGATTTTCCTCCACCTGTCTCTGATGCTACTGTCATCATTTCACCTTTGTGCATTCCACCCTTGAGCGCACGATCTACTTTGAGTAATCCAGTAGGAAAGAATTCCTTTACTGCTTTACCTTCCATCTCGTCGATGATTTCGATGATGAGGTCTTTGACTGGTTTCACTTTTGTTGTCCTATCCTCGGCGCACTTCATTATCGTTTCCGATAATCCCTTCAAATCGGCCTTGCCTGCGCGGAGGTTTACTTCTTCCTTCTCCATGAGTGTAAGAACATCGCGGTATGCCTTCGTGCGGTGCAGGTGCTTCCGGTAGTCATCCGCCATGTCTTGGCAAACCTTTCCCGAAGCTACCTTCATCGTGCATAATGTGTCGTGGACAGATTCTTCACCACCTGCCGCTTCTAATTGTCCAGTTGCTTCAAGCTCTGCGATGGCTGAGAACGGGCAGCAAACCCCTGTCCGCTGGTGAACCCCTTGGAGCGCATTGAAAACGATTCTGTGGGCTGGCATGGCGAAATAATCACTATCCCATGTTTGTTGGGAAAGGATGTTTCTGTCGATGGCGATGAGCGACAAGACTGCCGCTTCGCTCTTTCGTGCTATTGGGACTTTTTTCATTAGAATGAATTGTTGTTAAAGAAACCCATTTGACTCTCGCTTTCTTTGTGGGCACGAGCTTTGTCTATCTCGCCCGCCCAGTTGTTAAGGAGGGTTTCCATTGAGCGGCGAGTGTAAACGTCTTTTTCGTTTCGTTTGGAATAGAAGTTTTCGAGTAACTTCCAATCTTCTTCACAGGTATCAAGATTTGGTTTAGCCGCCCTTATTTCTTTTGGTGTCCAGTTTGTAGTATCGCGTCTTCCGAGAAGTCGGTTTGCTCGTTGCTGAAAAGTTAAGAGATTAAGAGATAATTCTCCTTTAGTATCTCTACTATTTTCTCCCTTAGTATCTATGTTCACCTGTGGGTTGAGTCTGAGTTCACCAGCAGGTTGACTCTGATTGCACCTGTGGGTTGAATCAGACTTCACCTGTGGGTGAACTCTGACTTCACTTGTAGATGAAGTCCCGCTTGGCAAAACAGCAAGAATTTTCCTACTTCTGCCATCGTAAGAAATTTGTTTAATCATCTTCAATGACCTCAATTTTGAAATCATGTTTGAGATGCTTGACTCTGTGCTGTGAAACATTTTTGCAAGATAGCCATTACTTGCAAAACATGGTTTCTCTTCAGTTCCAAGCGAACTGATTTCTGCCCACAAACATTTCTCCATCCACGATAGCGATTGAGATTCCCATATCTCTACTGGAACCCATACTCCGCGAAAAACCCGTTCGTTCTTCTCGCTCATAATTCGATGCCCTCCCCATAAACATCATTAATATAATTGATGTTGCAGAATATTTTTACTTCATCACGGTTTTTTTGAGCATATATCAAATCCATTGCTGCTAAACAATCCAATGCTGAATTTATACTTTTTTTTGATACATTAAAAACAAATGCCAAATATTCTTTGTCATTCACGCACCCTCTATCCCAATTTTCAATGTATGCTAATAATGTTCGTTGCAAAGGATTCAATCCTTTAATACGAATTATTTTGCGTTTAATTATTATCCCATTTTTTGTCCGTATTGGACAATCGTCATATTTTTTCATTTTAGAAAAAGGCGACCCCTTGTAGTGGCGAAGAAGTGCGGCAACAGACGCATGAAGGTGGATTACCACCACAAGGGATCATTTATTTTTTATTTGGTTAACTTAAACTTCTTCAATCCGGCCTTCACCCCGGATGTGCAATTTCTCGCACGACTGAAAACTACTATAGGTTGTGTTCGATGTCAAGCATCTTTTTTATCGGTTACGATAACCAGTCCATTTCAACCTTCTCAACTTCACCTTTCGACCACTCATACATTTTATCATTGAGTAAGTCCCAGATTTGACTGGCATCTTCTTCTGTCTCGCATTGGAAGGTGGAGCGGCGTTCACCGATACCATCCATTGTAATAATAATATCTGCCTTAATGACAGTATTACTATTATTGCCAGTTGCCGCAAGAATAGCTGTGTTGTTAGGCTTGAGTGCCATGACAAGAATACCTTCATCACTTTCGTAGGTAGCCATGAACGGAGTCTCCAGCGCGGCGGCTAAAGATAGGTTTGTAACCATGACAGTTTGCCTTACTCCAGCGAGTAATTTTTCTGCGTTGTCTTTGATGTTGTTAGTGTTATCCATAAGCAATCATAGTATCAAAAAAGTATTGACTTGTCAATAGTCTTGGTTTATTTTTTATGGAAATGAAACATCCATTAGAAACTGCTTATGAATCCTGCATGAGTGCCTACGAGCAATCACGCACGATCCGTTCTCTTGGACGAAAGACTTTCGCCAGCCAGCTTCGTGAAACAAGGAGATTGCTGAAATTGACTGTCCGTGAACTTGGAGACAAGATCGGCGTGACAGGATCACTGGTCAACCAGATTGAAGTAAACTCCAAGAGTATCTTAAAGAAAGAACAAGTCGAAAAAGTAATCGCCCTATGCTACAAAGAAAAACGCCCCTACAGGCAAAAACAGGATTCAAAAAGCGAGGCGGAAAGCTCAGAGCATTCTCAGTAAAAGGTAAGCAAAGGAATGAGTCTTATAGGAAAGTTAGGCAAGAATACCTTGAAGAAAAAGATTACGCCTGTGAAGTTTGTGGGATGTATGCAACTGACATTCACCATAAAAAGGGAAGGGGCAAGAACCTTTGTAAAAAAGAATCATTCATGGCAGTCTGTAGAAAATGTCATACCTTCATTCACGACAACCCTGCATGGGCCAGAGAGAACAATTATTTAATTTATGAATACAAACACGTTTGAATCCCGCATCATCTGCGAGGGAACTGAAGTAAGCAATACACCAGAGAAGATTCTTTTTCGTCAAAAGTTCAATCAATGTTGGGTGAAGAAGAGTGACATCCGACTAAATGAAACTCTTGGACATCTTGACGGAGAGAAAATGATTCGTATTGTAGTTCCAGAAGAAGTAGCGAATACTTTGGAACTTGAAGGTATTCTCGATTGATCTTTACTGGGAAGCATGGAGTCATGCGGTGAGCGTAACTTCCTCAATAAATTACGCATCTTATATGGCAAAAAGAGCCAAACGGCAATACATGGGGCCGTCACTGAAACCATGACCAAGAGTAACGCCTTGGCCCAGTATTAAATTTTATATGGTCGGCGGATGAGGTCGGTGCGCTTTTAAACGCCCTTACCGATAATGCTGAGTTAACCCGGCCACCCTTTACCAATCTCCGTTATCGTCTGATCCGTAATCATCGTCTGGGGTGGTATCAATTGATACCTCATCCCGCGCCCAAAATCGGTTAGTTGGAACTGGTTTATCGTTACCGATAAAAACGAGTCCATTACGCCGCGCCATTTCAAGGGCATAGATTAAGCTATCACTCAAGTCGGGCGAGTATCCCGTTCTTCCTTTAAGCTCATCTTTAGTCTCAATAGCAATCTTCTTGGACTTGATCGTGTATCGGCGCAGGCAAAGTTCCCGCGCCAAATCTGAAGCAGGATCAATCCCAAAGATAACGCGACTCTTAAAGGCGTGATAGGCCGAGTAGTAGTATTCAGACACAAGCCTATCATAAACATCCTTACACGGGCGTTTATCAACCTCTGCCGCGATCCGGTCAGTAGGTTTACCCATAGATGAGATAAGAGCGATAGCGGCTCCAGAAGCGTCAAAGCGTAGCCACTCACGAATAATAGCCTGCCCGACTCGGCCACCATCACCAGACACGTCCATACCAAACTTAGAAGGCTGAACGCCAGCCGCACGGCACAACTGAACAACTTCCGTAGCAAGCTGGATTTCAAACTCAGCAGCGGCGTTAGCCGATAATTGGATAACCTTCTGACTTTCCAGCCACATGACACGATTGCGAGTTCCGCGCACGAATCCTAACTTAGCGATAGTAAGAACGCACCTATCTCCACCGATTGTAAATGCGGTATCGAACCCTGCTACCTTGGTAAATCCTTCGGAATCCCATAGTGGTTCTTCGTTGGTATCAGCATTACGGATCAAGTCAGCGGTAAGTATGGTCTGAGCAAATCCAGTCTTCGGCCACCAACCAATAGCGTTACGAACATAGTCAATTGCATTTTCGTCTCCATAACACAATTTGAGCATCATCTCCTGCTTCTTACGATCCATGAGAAATGGAAACGGAGAGGGTTCATTAGCAGGCGCGGCGAAGTTTGGGCTACGCATACCATTGTAGAACAAGCAAACTCCGGTCTCAGTCTCCCACTTATCCATGTTTGGGTTTACTGAATCAAAGTTAGAACAACCTTTAGGCATAGCCCAACGAGTGTGAGGATTATCACCAGCAGATGGGTTTCCGATACCGATAAAGGTAACATCATCGTTTGCGCCCAAGTTGACTTTTGATGTAATCGCCCCCATTTCCATTTCTGGCAACTCATCAAGTGCAAGACGGATTCGATCATTCTTACGACCACGGGTGGTATCAACTGCTTTTTGACCTTCATTACCAGATGGGAAGGCGAGGGCTTTGATAGCATTATCGTATTCTTTTTCCTCATCGTTTGTTGCTCCACCCCAAACAATCATATGGCGGTAGTCGATTAGTTTACCTATCTGAACGCGAGCGCATTTATAGAGCTTGGAGATGATACCCCAAATACGATCTTCAGACGCGCCTAACGTAGTAGTAGCTACCCATGACGAAGTGCAGTGTGGGGCAGCGCACCAATCAAGATAAATCCAAAGACCCACTGGAAAACTTTTTCCCATTGAAGCGGCTCCAGCTAAACAAATATCAACATTACTGCAAAGTTCATCTAATGTTCTAATCAACTGAGTGTTGGTATATCCTCGGTTGTAAATAGAAACTTCAGTCGGCCATTGAAGTTTAACTGCATTAAGAAAATGTTCAGATGGAGAAAGTAGTTTAAAATCTGAAATATTTATATTTTGTCTAATACAATAAGTTCTACCATATTGTCCTCGGCTTATAGCGTAGCAGTATAACTCAATACCAAGGTCATCCATATTTTCTGGGAATTGAATTCCGTAACGACGAATACCTTTGTTTGAAGAAAAAACTCTTGACATATCAATAAGAAAATATATTTTCCGACGAAAGGCAAGATGAAACTGAAAAACAAGAACCTCGCTCCAGTCGGTGGATGGTATTGGAAGTATGAGATCAAGCGCGATAAACTCACGTTTCCAGCGATTGTTTACGGAAGCACATGGAGTAGTTTGATGCAAAACATCCAGAAAGACTATCGCTCAAACGGAGTTGAACTTCCTGCTAACATTGAGCAGTTGGTCGAAGATCAAACCTGCCAACGCCAACCAAGTGATCGTTGCTGGTATAGTGATGGACTTGGAGATAGGATTGCACAGGTTATTCACACAGTAGCCAAGACTACTGACAAAGTTTTAGGAACTAAACTTGAGCATAAAGCTCGCGGATGTTCTTCTTGCAATAAACGCAGGAATGCTCTTAACTCGTTATCGTAAACGATAAAAATTATGCTATCCATCGGAAACGACAACTTCTCACTTGCTGTCTTAGATCAAGACGGCAAACCACCAGAAACACGAATCTCCAACGCAAGTCACGCTTGGAACATAGCAAATCATCTTCGACTTGCTAACATCGGGCGCGAGAATAAACGCATCCGTATCTATAAAGCGTATAAAATGTTCCCCCCTACGGGTTACAGCAAACTCGCGGAGAAACGTTTGCCTTGGCAGTCTGACGTTAACTACGGACAACTTGGATTTATCGTTGATAACCAGAAGTCTAGTTACTACGATGTAATTACGGAACGGCAGGCTTGCTGCACAATCAAAAGTAAATTTGGCAATGAAAAAGAACGCCTCGTTAACTCAGAGAACATCGGAATCGCATTTGATCAAGCAATCCGCGAATGGCCCGGATACCTCTACAACACAGAACAAGACCTTGAAGAAATGTTGTTGTATGGAAAAGGAATCGGAATGTGGGATAGCCCACTCGGATGGATGCCAGAACACGTTTACCTCTCCGATCTTCTCTTTCCAGACGACATTAGGATCGACTTTTGCAACCTTGAGGAGTTTGTCCGCCGTGTCCGTCTGACACCATACGAACTCTACAAGAAGATTGAGAATCGTGCGGCGGCAGAAGCAATGGGATGGAATGTGGACGCAGCAATTGACGCTATCCGTTTCCATCGTGCATTTAGCAACAATCGCAAGACACGCGAAGACTTCTTCCGCACTATCAGCGAAGCAGGATTTAACTGGTCACTTTCCGTAAACCAAAAGATCGACCTCTACGAAATTTACTGGAGGGAGTTCGACGGCAAGATCAGCAAGGCGATTATTCTTCAAGACTATCAACCCATCTCGGACTATATCAACTCCAACATCAAAGGAGCAGGCAAGATTAGCGAAGATGATGTCAGAAGCCAACATGGGTTTATGATGCTCAAGATTGGACTCTTTAACTCATGGGATGAGATCATGTATATGTTGACTGACTCGGTTGGCAGCGGACTCTTCCAAGACATTAAGAGCCAAGCGGAATCAGCTTTCGTCGCCTGCCGCCAGTATGACTTCACCATGAACTCATTGGTTGATGCCGTGCGACTCAACTCCATGTTGATGATCGAAGGTCAAGGCCCAGACGCAACGAAGATGTTGAAGCAAATGGAATGGTTGCCAATCAGCGTAATGCCAGATGGTGCAAAGTTCATCCAGAACCGTTTCCAGCTTCCAGTAGCAGAAAGCATGAGCTTTATGCAGTTCTTCATGGGAGATATGTATCGCGGCATGGGGCAGTATCGCATCAATGCTCCTACCGCTGGAGGAAAGCAACGCACCAAAGGCGAAGCAGAATTGGATGCCGCTGAGTCTGCAAAACTATCTGGAACTCAGATTCGCCGATTCAACGAGTGCCAAACCCTCTACTTCAAACAACTCTACAAACGCTTCGTAAATGCTAAGTCAAGCGATGATGGATACGAATATGTTAAGAAGTTCTATGAAGTATTGGAAGAACTCGGAACTCCGAAAGAAGCCGCCGCTTGGAAGAACATCACAAGCATCCGTTCTAACCTCATCAATGGGGCAGGTAGTCCGTCATTCAAGCTCATCACGGCAGAGAAGCTATTGCAGATTACAGCAATTACTCCAGCCAACGAAGGGCAAGAGAACGCAGTTAAAGATGCAATCGCGGCACTCTCTGGCAGAGACAACGTAGCTCGCTACCGGAATACTAAACCAACTAAGATTACTGATACCGCTCGCGTAATCGGGTTTGAAAATGCTGGCATGACGGATGCGTTCGTTAACCCGCAAAACTTCCCTGTGCTGCCAACTGATCCACATATCGAACACGCAGTTGGTCACTTGCAGGATATGATGATGCAGTTGCAGATGAACCTGCAATCTGTGCAGCAAGGTCAACCAGAGCTTGCAGAGCTTTCCAAGGCAGTTCGCTCAGTCAAATTCAAAGGTGGTCACATCATGGCGCACGTTGAGTATATCAGTAAAGACCAATCTAAGCAGGACTTTTTGAAACAATTCATGCAGGGAATGAATGAAGCACAAGCAATGGCCGACGAACTTCAACAAGTTTACGTCCAAATGGCTGAAGCTGAAGCTCAGAAATCCGGTCAACCTAACTCCGAGGAAGACATCAAATTGCAATACCTTGCTGCTAAATCTGGTATCGAAATCGACACCAAGAAGAAACTTGCTGACATCTCGGTTGGCAAGGCTTCTATCAGTCATGCTCAACGCACTGAGCAACGCAAAGAACAAGGCATTACTCAGCTCGCACTTCAGAAGGCTAAAGCTCGCGCCGAAATTCAGAAGGAGAAATCCAAGCAAGCAGCAATGCAAGGCAAAGCTCCAGAGATGGAAGAGCCAAAGATGGAAGAAGAACCAGAAGAAATGGAGACTGAAACCGAAAAGGTTGAGACTCCAGAAGAAAC